CAAGCACGTCGCCGTACTGCGGGATCACAGCGAACGAAACGTCACCGTCGGCTTTCACCGCAGCACCGTCTTCAATCTGCACCGTGTCGCCTGCAGTAGGCTGTGTCGCGGTAGTGAACGTCAGAGTATTGGTTGCCTTCGCAGACCCTACTCCGTCACCGATAACGACTGTCTCCCCTGCGGACGGGTTTTCACTGCCATCCAGCTGCACGGAGCCAGTGGCGGCTACAGCGACCTGTGCTCCAGTAACACCTGGAACCTCTTGGTCAGCGGTCTGCGCACCTGTCCCTGGAGACGTGTCGGCCACGCGAACGTAGACAAGATTGTTACCTCGCTCCAAAACCTTGAGCGCACCGGCGAGGCCGTCGTCGTCAAGCAGAACGGGTCCGAATTCTTCTTCCAGCTCATCGGGGCTGGTAATCTCTGTTGGGACGCCTATGAGTCCTTTAGACGCGCCCCCCAGACAACAAACACGAGTCAGCCCCAAAATCGTGGCGTACTCGGTCAGGTCAAACTCGTTGACCTGTAATCCAGGAGCAAGTGTCGGCATTGGTATCACCTCCGGTTAATAGTGCCTTGGCTGCAAGTTTGAGTTTAGCTCACGCGCTGAAGACGCAGATGTCCCTTCTTGACAAGCGTATGAGTGAGCGGTCCGATCCTTTCAGACAACAACACTCGCGATTTTGCTTTCGGTGCGAGTGTTTCGTACACAGGTTCGCCTGCGGCGTTCAGGAGTACGATGTCGACTGACTGCGGCAGCTTGTTTAAAATGATAACTCTCACGATAGTTCTCCTTTTACACAGTGTGGCCATTAAATGGCCCGTCGTAGTACTGAATGAAAATTGCGTCGGTTCCAATCGTCTTCGGTACGGTCAACACTAGCGTGTTGCGTTTAGGTTCCATCAGAATTACGGCTCCTGTGTTAACGTACGCGTCGACGGTTCGATGAACCGTGTAGCTTGGCAGCCCAGCGTCGTCTTCGGCTGTCAATACATTCGCTCCGCCGCTGGTGGAGGTGATCAGTGCGACTATTAAATACGGTCGTCGGTCTAACCCACGCCACTCGTACCTATAGGCTGCACCAACATCAATTGTATCTGAAGGGAGAAGTTTGACAAGACTCGAAATCCGTCTTATGTCAATCCCCTTCAAATTAACTGTCTGCTCCGGGGACGGGGGAACACCGCCAATCCAATAGCTAAACAACTTCTGACGTACCACAGAAAACCAATGTACTTTATTCCAACGTTCTCCTAACGTGGCGGGTAACATGAGCGCGTCGGCTCCTGTCGTAGCGTCTGAGTTATCCGGATCTGTCTGGTTTAGCCGCAACAAAACGTCGTCAGTGGCCTGATACTCAAAAGACGCGCCTAAAAGTTGAATATCGTCGCTGTCCCGAAACGCGAAACGCTCGGCAAGTTCTACCCGATCAGTAGCCACTGTGACCTTAGCTTGAAACTCCCATTCGTCAGGAGGTGCGCCAATCGCCACATCCGCGTCCCCTGTACGTGGCCATAAACTGACACGATTTACAGGGATGGGGATTGTAAATAGATTATTGGATTGACGTCTCCCTTGTATATCGTAATCAGCAATCACCCCCTCGACTATCTCCCCATCGACTTGGGTAGTATCCACTAACGTTGCTTCGCTATCGAGATTTTTAAAGAACCACGCTCTTAAAGAAAATGTGTACTCGATACGGGAGTATCGTGGTTTTTCCCCTTCCAAGTACGACTGATCAGCAGACCCCTCATATCGGAGAGATTGCAAAAGCTCACCCCATGGTTCGCGATGAGTGACAGAGATTAAAGCCTCGTTATCTTGACACCCAAGATGCCCAAGCTGTGCTTGTATCCACTCCCAAATATATGCCTCACTATACCGCTTATCGCACCAAAAAGTTACGGTGTACGGTATACGGTAGTGCGCAGGTTGCTGGTGGATCATCCAGTTGGCGGTACTTCGGTCGAGTTGCAGAGACCGCCAGCGCATAGGTACTCCGCGAATCTCAGGATCAAGTTGAGGGTCACCTCGAAGAAACGTGGCTACGGGAAGAGGCATGACGTTAAACGCATCGTCGGCGAGGTCACGCATCGCCTCGGGAGTCGGTGCGGCTGACGACGGGATGAATCCTCGTGATACCAGTGTATTCACAAGTGGAGCAAACGCACGCGATGGTGACGCGAACACCGCTAGAATCGATACGTCCTCTTGACTCACGGTCAAAGCGTCACCCCATTTAAAATTGTAATCCACATGCATGCCTTCGAGCCAATTGTAAAAGGCTACATCGTGGATGCGGAGAGTATCTTCCCAATTATGAGGTTGTGACATCTGCCACCTCCGCTTTACGATGAGGCCGTGTATTCAATACGTCTTTCACACGACCAACCTTAAACCTCCCCTCACTGAGCCAATTGTAAAACTTACCCACCTCCAACCGTGGGGTCTCAAACCCTTTCGGAATCACCAACGCCGGATTATCTACGTAGATCGGGGCGTCGATGAACACGCGACATATAATACACCCGTCGGTCGTTGAAACGTTCGCCACTTGAACGAGGAGGTTCTTACCCCCGAGGAGCACTATCATGCAGTGCATCGCTGCTTGCCGTAAATGGTGAGGAATCCGAGATAACGCATGTTTGCCGACTCCTTCAATTACAACCCGCTTCTGGACATTTACACCCAGTCCAAGATCAAGCTGTACGTCCATACAGTTAATGGTGACGACTTTTAATGTTCGACCTCGATAAACTCGAGATTCAGATTCGGCCATGCTTAGCTTCCTGACTTCTTACTCTCGCAATTTAATGCAATGTACAAACGAATATTCGTGTTATGCCAGTACCCAGTCTTCGTAAGTTGTTTGACCATATAATATACTCCGTCCCACACAAACATATCGTCAGGATTCACAACGATACCATGCCGGTCAAGTGTTGAAAGCGGGACGTATACGAGGAGGTCACGTATCTCGTCAAACCCAAGGTGCTTCAACTCTTTCTCTTTCGCCTCGCGCTGTATACGTGCGTGAATCGGTATAACCTCTGTATACTGTTCAGGATCCGCAGCGTCGTGTACTCCGCTTAAGTGTGGTTGCTGCCACCCTGTAGTACGCATGGTCTCAGGAACTGCCTCACCCCACACAGGGTCAAAAGGGGTCGTACCTGCCTCCCCGACAATCTCTCCGGGTGCGCTAACCCCTGTAAGCTCATGAGGGTCAGGAGTCATTGGGGTAGTAGCAATGCGTAATACGTTATAATCTATAATGGGGTACTGCCGAGTATACAACTCCTCGATCATACGTATTTGCATACGTAAATCCTTCTCCCACGCCTTTGGATACGTGGTGTCTTCGAGAGGGATACGAGGTAGATACGCCATTAAAAGCTCGGCATGCGCCGCCTCATCTCTTTCATAATCTTTGAGCGGATACTTTTACGCACCTGCTGTGCGTCTTTATGCATCTGCTTGTAATGCGGACCCCAATGTGGACGTGCCGGAACCCCTGCCTTCACCGACCCAAACTCCTGCACCTCAGCGACCCCTGGTTTTCCTGTTAATAGAAAGTCGGTGACGTTTCCATCAAGGTCACGTGCATGAGTCCGCTTATCGAATCCAATATACAGCGTCTGACCCCATCCTCCGCTACGTCTACGCGTGTAAACCTTAATCTGGCTCTTGTACCACCCTGTCGCTATCATCGTCCGTGTGTCGGCTCCGTGTGCCTTCTTACGCGCAAGCCACGATTTAGATAGCGGGATCATCTGGAACGACTGAAAATCTTGCTCTTCAATACGACGTACAAAATTATCCCGTTCACCATCAGCAAACCTTTTAACCTCAACTGGAACGACTTTCCGTGCGGTATCACGAAGTACACGTGTAACCGCCTTGAAATTCGGAATGTGGGGTTTCGGTGGTGATTTCGCCACTTTTATCCTCTTGACCGTGAGTCAAAGACTATTCAAGCAATGGAAGCAAAGGTTTACGACGGCTGCGTATCTCCTCCATAAGGGCTTCCATCTCAGCCTTACCCTCATCAACGAACGTTGAACTTTTAACCTCAACCGCACTCCCATCAGGACCCACAACGCCCCCTGCGTGCTTACCTCGAATATTCCCGAGGATGGTTTTACAAACCGCAACAACATAACTCATCACCCAGTCCACGTCGCCTTCAGGAATATGTTGCATCCCTGTAGCCGTCGCGTTATCCGGGGTTACTCCAAAAGTGTATTCGTAACAAACGTCATAAGTATCGTCTGCCCCTATATCGACGTAGAGATAATAATCATCACCTTCCTGCTGTGCATACCATTCAGGTTCAACACCTGCAATGCGCTCTACCATCTCACGGTACTGCAACCGCATATCTAGAGCACCCCAGGTGTCCCCGTTCAGAAACAGCCCGTAGGAATCAAGATAATACACGATACCGAATGGTGCGAAGTACAACTCGTCGGTGCGAACAAATTCGACTTTGGAGATTCCTCGAAGCCCAGGATGACTGATGGGACCATACTTTTTCTGGCTACTCGACGCGTTGAGTACAACCATGGCGTGCTGGGGTCGGTTCCGGTTGTATATGCGGATTGCCCGTCTGATTGCGAGTTTGTAATCTTTTTCCTCGAGTTCAACCTCAGTCCCAGAACCTCCCAGCTCCAGTTCAACTTCTTCTTGGATGTTTACGAGGGTCAGGTCAGTGTTTGGCATTGAAGTCCTCCAACGGTCGAAGATAGGAGGCCACTACTTACGCGTGGCCAATCCCATCGACAACTCGATCAGTACGGTCAGCGGTGACATAGCGTACAGTGCCCCGAGCACGATATACGCTAACGCGGGGGGTCGAAGGTTATTCGTCCGCGTTGTCCGAATCGCCGACCTCAGCATCCGGAGTGCCTTCATCGTCCGCGTCGTCCGCACTCGGTGGCGGATCCGCTGGCGCAGGTGCTTTACGTACGGGAGGAGGTGGTGTGACCGAACTTCCTTTGCTGGGTATCGGAAAAAGAGGGCCTTTGGTACTCACAAACTGAGCGTACCACTCGCCCTCTACGATACATTCGGCTTCACCAATGCGTTCGCGCATCGACCACGATGGAACTTCCACGCGACGTTTATTCTCGTCGTACACGGAAACAGGGGTGGCTTGAAGGTTCACAAAACGCGGAGGCGTTTTAACCACAGCGTTTACAGGGTCGGGTGTCGAATTCGTCTCGACTTTCGACTTCTTGGACTTCTTTGATTTCCTTATGCGAGCCATTGGCTTTCTCCCTTAAAAGGGCCTTAGATAAAGAGGGTGGCGGCGGTCACGCCGCCACCCATCGAAGTTATCCACAAACACGCGATGCGTGCGTGAGTCTACGATCCGAGGTTAATGCGGACAAACATGTCCGGATTCACCATCTTCGTGGCATAGCGTGTCGCCATACCCTTCTCGGCGACGAAGTTCGCCCGCGTCAGTGTTTCGGTTGTGTAGAGCATCTGGTAAGGGCTGTACACAAACCCAGCTTCGTGGAACTGTGTTCCCTTGAACCCCATCAGCATGTTGCCGTAAGCCGCCGCAGTCGGCAGGCTGCTCAGGAAGTTCTCCTTGTAAACACGGAAGCGTCCGAGCAGTGTTCCGATGAAGTGCAAACCCATCGGCTTCTGCGGAACCGGGGCGGCTTCGAACATCGAACCCGGCAGCGAGCGCAGCATCGTGGCTCCCAAACCATCGGTGACGATCCAGTTCCCCGTACCCTTCTGGGTGCGGTTCTCGATGTCGTCTGATGCTTTGTTGAGGAGGTAGACCAGATCACGGAAGTGATCCTGCTGCGTGTAGTTCACCGACCCTGTGGTCGCGAACGTTCCGATGATCGGAGCAACCTGCCAGATGCTTGCGAGTATCTGGCGTGCGATTTCAGTGTTCAGTGTGGCTGCGGCACCGGATACCAGTTCCGGTTCGAGCACGACTCCGGCTTCAGCCATCAGGTCTTGCTGTGCCTCGATGCTGTGATTGATCAAAATCGCGCGCCGCTGGGTTTCGGCAGTCGACGAGGTGACTTGCACATCGACCTGTGCGACCTGTTCAGAACCTTCAGAGTTCCATTCGTAAGTCGCGGTCACGTTGGTGGAGACATCAACGTTACCGGAGAAGGTCACGCTGAACGCGCCTGTGGCATAGTTGATGGTTCCGGTCACACCACCTGTGAATCCGCCTTGACCGTCGTCATAAACCGTTTCGGCAACGGTGGAGACGACTGCAGTGATCGCCACGGTTCCCGGACGGACTCCGCCGCCGTCGTGGTTGTTCAGCGTACCCGCAATCGTTGCGGATGCGCCCGTGCCTGTGCCAACCACTTCATTTTCGACGTATTCGTCGGTGAAGTGATAACCGAAGTTCAACGCGCCTTTATTGGCATCGAACAACCGCTGCCCGGGGTAGTACTCACCACCCTTGCTGTTCCCGACAACCCAGTTCCAATACATGATCGTGGCGGTGCGCTTTGTGGTCGGCTGCACCGAAACGATGTCATTGATCGGGTTTGTGGGGAAGGACGCCCGGATGATCGGGAACAGGTAGTCTGACCACCCGCCGACGAGCGCGCTGCGTGTCGTCTCGTCGATGACCAAACGCCCGCGTTCGTCGAGGCGTTTACGGCAGAGGCGGGACATCCACCGCTTTGCGTTTTCCATCATTATCGCCGTGTGCGCACGGAGAACGTCGTCTTGGATACGAAGATCACAGTCTTCGGTCTCGGAAAAATACTCGCTCCAGCCACCTTCCGCTTCCGGAGTGTCGGCCAAACGCATCCCTGCTTCGATCAGGGTCTGAAAGATTCCTTCATTTGAAAGTGTCAGCATGTCAGTATCCTCACTGCTAAAGCCTTATGAACTAAATATTACTTGGGGGACATTCGTTTCAACGCCTTCCCCGCCATTTTAGCACCCTCGTTAATTGGAGCAGCTCCCGTCTTTGTGGGTAAAGTATCCGACTTTACGTCACCTGACGGAAGTGTTGAGCGACCGGAGGGTAACACACCCTCCTCGATAGTACGCCCCGTAGGTCGATGTCTGATAAGATCAACCAAACATTCAACGATAGCCTGAACAGCATTTGCGTCGTTCGCGCCTTCAAGAACTGTGACGTACTCGCTGAGTACAGGATGTTTCTTGATCGCTTTCATCACTGCGTCCTCGACGTCTGCTCCTACACCCGTCGCGGTTGCTTCTGTTACCTGCTGTTCTGCAATGGCGAGTCTGCGCTGCAGCTCGGATATGGTCGTTGCGGCGATTTCACTCGACTCTCTATGCTGTTGAGCTTCGGCTAAAGCGTCGGCAAGCTCGCCACGAATGAGAATAACCTCGCCGCGTTCAGCGTCGAGGCTCTCTTGTAACTGTCCGGATTCCTCGAGCACGTCCGTAATACGTCTCTCAAATTCCTCAGTGATTTCTGCGATAACCACTGCGCTGGCGTCATCGGGGTCGTCGTGTTCGGCAATAACACGTGCGCGTGATTCTGCACAGCGTTCCAACCCACCCTCAACCGCGTCGAGTGATTCAAGAAGATGAATCGACACACGAGCGGCATCACTGGCGGGGATCAACGTATCACGGACATGCTCGTTGATTTTCGTAAGGTGTGATATAAGCGTGCGCATAGCTGAGTAATGCGCGGTCTCAGATAAACCAGTCATATTTAAACTCGAAGCCGCCATAGCTTCCTGTAAGACGGACTGCTGTGCCCCCTTACGCGCGTTCTCACCTTCGGCAACACCATTGGGGGGTACAATCCCTTCGTTCGCTGACGCGGCCAGCGTAGGCTTTGGATACGCGCCGGGGGTGGACGGATTCATAACGGCGTCAAACGATACCAATCGGAAATCCTTTTCGTTAACCTTCCCGTCAGAACCCACTGATCCGTTTCCACGAGACGACACCCCCCACCGAACCCCCTCGCGAATGTACTCACGAATCGTATTCCCAGGAACTGTACCGAGAACCTTAGCACG